ATATCTTATGACAATATTTTTCAACGTTCCATAAATTTTTACTTGAATATTCTTCAAAATCGTAGTATATTTGATGTACAAGACTTACATTAGGTACAACTAACATGAGTTTTTCATTTGGATACTCAGAAAGGAACCAACGAATGAACATATAAATAATAAGTGACTTACCAGAACCAGTAGGACTCAATACAACCATTCTTTTATTTTTAACCATATCATAGAGAGATTTCATTTGATAATCTCTAGGATTGAAAGGTAGATTTAATTTTTTAACCCAATCTTCAAGATCAGATTTTGTTATAGAATTTGGAGTAAAATCATTTACATCATCAAATACAACTTTATAATTTAGGGACTTACAAACTTCTAACACTCTTGGTAATAACCCCACATATATTTTTCCTGTGAGTAAGTTTAGAAGTCGTATTTTACCATCCCACATACCTATCTTGTATCGTTGCATGAATTTGTAATTATCAGCAAAGAAAGTAAAGTGTTCAGAAATATCACGCATGACACCTTGGTCAGATTCTATCTTCATGAATGCTTCATTTATTTTTCTGATTTTTACTATTTCCATATATTAGATGACGCCAGACTCCCATTTAACAATTTCTATTTCATTTTTGATTTGAAATCCTCTGTTCATAATGAGTCGTAAAATTTGTTCAAGTAGATTGATTTTTATATTAGACACTTCAACCTGCTTTTCGATATCACAAAAAGATTCATGTGATTCTATGTGTATATCTAAATCTGATTTGAGAACTTTAACACCATATGGAATCCAACCATATTTGTCTAAAGTCATTTTATCAAGAGTTCCAGAAAAGTATGACCTGAGTGTCATATAAAGTCTTCTTCTTTTTAGATCAAGAGTTTTTCTGAATATTCTTTCGGTATTGTATATTGTCATATATCTACCGTGTAGGTTTGGAATTTCTAGATTGTGTTCGGATAATTTATCACGGAACATCTTTCTATCAGTCTCCCACATTTTTTCTATTTCTTCTAATGAAATAGATTCTCGCATAGAATCTCCTTAAATATTTGCATCAAATGTCATTGAGTTAAATTTGAAAGTTGCTGTTGCGATGACTATATCATGATCTGAAGTTGTATCAAATGTGAAAGATGAAAGTGCTATTGGAAATATTTTATCAAATCTGACTTTCAGGATAGTGTTTTTATTATTAGATGTAATCATTAGTGTGCAATGATCTAGATCATCTGGTGATTGATATTCTTCTAAGTTTTGAGGTGTGCCAGTTTTAGTAAGCCAACTATATATTTCTCTGTAGTTTGAGAAGTCTTCGTTGATTGCAAAACTGATAGATAAATCGTCATACTCAATAAGAGAACCATGAATATCAATCCCTTTTAAGTATGATGGTTGATTTAATGTTGGAACACTAACCCCTGGAAATTCAAAAGATTGAATGAAGTATTCCATTTTAGGGAAGTTAGAAAAAACCGCACTAAAATTATCTTTAGACAAAAAATTTCTATCAATTGGTTGTCTGTCAATATAACTCATAATATAACCCTCTAACATATTTATAAGGTAGAAAAAAACCCTCTCCGAAGAGAAGGTTTTTTTATATTTATACTATATTGTATTTTTATAGTAAGTTGTCTACTTTGACAGCTCTGTAGTAAAGATTCTTCTTAGAAGAATCAACAGCACCATCACCAGCAGCAGTTGCGAATGGATTAGCAACCAAACCATATCGAGTCTTGAAACCGATTTTTGGTTGGAAAGTATTTTCACCCATTGCACGAACCATCTGAAGTGGAACATATGGACAGTAGAATAATCCAGCATCATAAGGACTGGAACCCCTATACCCTAGTGTGTAATACTCAACCCCAGAGATATATGGATCAATGTAAACTTTGTATCGTCCGTTTAGAACACCAGCAAAAGTGCTTCCAGTATCATCAACTTGTAAATTGTTTTGAAGTGCAGGATTATAATCTAAAACACCAGCCATCTGAAGAGCAGAAGCAACATCAGAGGAACAGATAAGAACATTACCTTTACCTCGTCGAGTAGCTTTAGCAATAGCATTAGCATCTCGTTCGATTTGGAACAAAAGTCCTTTGAACTTTTCAACAGACCATCGACCACTAGAGTCTAAATCTAAATCAAAAACTCCTGGAGCTTGAGTATCAGCAGCACCAATAGAAGCAGTCATGTTAATCTTTCGAATCATTTCTCGGTTGATTTCAGCCATAATTTCAGTAGAAAGAATGTTTGCTAACTCAGATTCAGCATCAAGATTATGAATTGCTTTTAAATCTTGTGCTAATTCCATAGTGTATTCTGCTTTAAGAGCTCTGGACTTTGCAGTTACAGATATCTTCTCAATGGACATTGCCATTTCAGCAAAATCACCAGCAGGGGCACCAGAACCTAAAAGTTCAGCAGAATCAGTTCCCATTCCACCACCAGCACTATAAGCAGCATCAAAAATGCTTTGTCCTGCTTGACCAGTAGAAGCAGCATCAGCAGCAATACCAGAGAAAGCAGTATCAGCTTCACCATGAAGAGCTTCATTATTACCTTGTGAAGTGTAATTACTCTTCATTGCAAAAATAAGACCAGAAGGTCCATTCATAGGTTGAACACCCATTAAGTCGAATGCAATTAAGTTTGGCATACTTCGTCTAATCATAGAGATAAGAACTGGGTCAAAACCTGCTTGAGGTCCACTGTTCGCACTTTGAAAACCAGTAGCACCAGCAATATTAGTTTCACTAAGAGAACCGTATCCACCGGTCTTAGCTTCTTCCATGTCACGATCCTGATTCTCTAAAAGGATTGCTGTGACTTTTTTCTTGTAAGGATCCTTAATCTCAGCAAACTCAGGGTGCTCAAGAATAGGTTCCCACTTTTTCAACAAATCTTCGTAACTCATTTTAATTTCTCCTTTTCTGTATAGATTTTCAGAATCTAACATCGTAGTTACTCATCACAAATATATTTATATTGTATATTATTTCCAATATTTCCCAAGGTCTTGGGCATATCGTTCAATTTTAGTTTTGGGTTGTTCAGAATTTTCAGCAACAACTTGAAGAGTTTCAACTTCCTCAATCTCAGAAGTTTCTTCAGTTACCAATTCTTCTTCATTATCATTAAAATAGCATTTCTTGATGGTATCTAAACCTTCAACATATTGCTCTGCATTATCAAATTCAATCTTTTCAGCAAGTTTCTGTAGTCTCTCTCGTTCAACGTTTGTCAAATCTTGAGTATTTTCCCAGAACAAGATTTCCCTTTGCTGGTCGTGAATAGTAGATTTAAGTTCAATATTTTTTTCAATCTCTTCATTCAACTTAATTGATGTGTTATCATGTGACTCTTTCAAATTAACATATTCATTTTCTTTATCTTCAGGGATATCAATATAATGCTCTTTGAAAAGTGTTTTCAATCCACCCATAAATTCTTCAGTGATTTCAGCTCTTAAACCAGTATGGATAGCAAGTTTATTATCATCTTGCCAATCCTCTACAGAAGCATTTAGAAGTTTGTCAACAGCTTCTGCCAACTTTTCTTTATAGTCAAGAACTTGTTCTTCCATGTCTTGTTTGAAGTTTTCTTCAACATTAACCTGTACTTCCTCAACTCTCTTAGCAACAGCAGTTTCGAATAACAATGTTGCTTTTCTTCGAAAGTTTACATCAAACTCTTCACCCTCAAATAATGAGTTAACATCATCAGATAGATCAACTTCACTCAAGTTTAATCCACCATCTCTTTCAAGAATTTGTTTTTCGGATGAAACTAAAACTTCAACCAAATGCTTTACTTTAAATTGTAACTCATCTTTATTCATTTCAGTTAATAAGGTGTTAATGGTTTTGACCATTCCAGATTTGGAAGTAGGTAAGGTTTCTAGAACTGTTTCTAAAATAGCACCTTCTTCTTCTGTTTCAACGGATTCTTCTAATTCGGCAATTTCAACCTCAGCAACTTCTGTATCTTCTGCGTCAGTTTCAGCAGTTTCAGTTTCATCAGTTACTTCTACAGTTTCTTCCGAAATTTCAATATTTTCTTCTTGTTCATTCAAAATTTCACTAGACATTTTTAATACTCCTAAATGTTCAACATTTATTACATTTATTTATAATAAATTATATTTACAGTTTCGAAAGAAAATCTTCGAATAATTTTAGTTTCATCATCTTCAAATCTTTCGATGATGTTTTCTCTATAATTTGTTTATAATCTTCTACATTTTTTTCTCGAATGATACCGTTATCCCACACCCATTCTCTACCTTCCATAATACCTTCAACGAAAGCATCTGGTGCGGATGGGTCTGCTACGATATCAGCTGGAGTGACGATTAAAAAATCACTCTGAACTTTTAATATTCCATTTTCCTTCATCAATGATCCAAGTCCTCTAGATGAGACACCAAGTTTTCCACCGTCTTCTAAAAGACCTTTTACGATGTTACCGTATGGTGTACTTGATACTTGTGCCTTACCTACAAAGTTTGAACCATCTCTCCTTAATGAAACAATTCTATGTGAAACTCTTTCTAGATTAATAGAAGGATTCGATGGATGACCGAGTTCCCCATATGCTCTATTTTTTTCTATAAAGTTTTTGGAATACTCTTCAACTTTTTCACCAAGCATATTTGAACCGTACATTCTACCGTTCTTGTTTTTAACATCTGCCTGCATGAAAACACCTTCAATGTAATATCTTTTTTCACCATCTTTATCTTCAGTAATGAAATGAAGGTTTTCTTCTTCTATCAACTCTTTTATTAGTTTCATCTTAACTCTCTTCTACTTTTCCTAATTGACACATTGAAAAGGACAATACTTTACAGAAGGATGATAAATTTTCATTCAACTTATCTCTCATAATTTTCCTATTATCTCTGTTTAAACTTTCGTATACAGTCTTAATGATTTGAGAGACTTTAGGGTCAACGACAAAAGAACTATCATCAGTTTCGAAATATATTTTTTTATCTCGATTCTTTTCAAATGATTCCACAATAACTGAATAAACATCTTCAACTTTTTTGGTTTTGGATTCTAATTGTGGTTTTGGTCCATTGTCATTAGACATCACATTCTTCTGAACCTTTTTCTTTTTCTTTTTACCCTTTTGATTTTCCAAAGGTTTATCTTCACCTTGTGTACCATCTATAACTTCTAAAGGGTGTTGATCAATTATTTCTTGTTCCCTTTCGGGTTTTGCTTTTGCAACTTCCTCAATTTCATCTTGAGTGTCTTTTCTTAAATTAGAGAAAGTTTTTGTGCTTTTAACCTCAAACACTTCCTCTTCTTCTACAACTTTTAGATCTTTAAAAGATTTCATTATTCTTCTCCAGTCTCATCAGATTCATTAGATCCATCATTTAGAAAATCTTTTGAGATGTTCACTTTTTCTTTTTCTAGAAATTCAACCGCTTTACGGTCAAGAACTAACTTTACAAGTTCCCTTGCTTTAGACAAATTTCCTTTAGATATATTGTCAACTATTTCAAATTTTTTACTCATAATATAACTCCATGACACATTTATTTATAATATGCTAAAAGTGAGAACTATTTACTTCATTTCCTCTATAGTTCTTTCTAAACTTTCTATTCTTTCGTCTTGCTTTTTTACACATTCTACAAGTAGAGCAACAAGGTTTCCGTAAGCAACACTTTTAAGACCTTCGTTGTTTTCAAGAACTGCTTCTGGAAGGACTTTTTCAACCTCTTGTGCTATTAGTCCGACCAATCTCAAGTCTTCACCTTTCTTATTGAAAGTGTACCCACTCAACTCTTTTACTTTCTCTATTGGGTCTGATATCAGTTCAATATTTTCTTTGAGTGTGATATCAGAGGATGACGTTATTGTTCCTGTTGCTGTTATGTTTCCAACCACATCTAATACTTCCGATGCAGATTCTTTTCCCATACCAACACCATTTGAAGTAATACTAATAGCATTGGTGGGTGAATTTGGAAGAATTCTAAAAGGTGCAGTTACTGAATTCGGATTAGTCATATCATTAATCTGAAATCTGTCTGAGGAACTTCCTCTATTAAAGATTGTCCATTTCTGATCTGAATTTTCTAATACTATTCCAGGATTACCTTCATTAACACCATCTGTCAATTTTTCTAAATGCAACAACTCATCTGGGTCTGATGTTCCAATTCCAACTTTTCCATTTACACCGTCAATAGTCATTCTTCTAGTCTGGTTTGTTTCAAAGATCAAATCTCTCTGATTAACAGTTGCAAGACCCCACTGCAAATTTCCATCATCTGTTCTTATGTATAGTCCACTATTTATAGTTCCATTACCAAATGAAGCTACATTTTCTGCACCAGTTCCCGAACTTTTAACATGAAGTGTTCCATCTGGATTTGTTGTTCCAATACCAACTTTTCCATTGCTATTTAATATTGTCATCCTTCTAGTGTCAGCAGTCCATACAGAAAAATCGTCAGCAACCGCACCAACTAAGGGTGGGGTTGTAGTAGAGTTATCAGCAAAAGAAATGTATGCATTTGCATCACTACTCTGGAATTTTGCAACTAAATTTCCAGTTGAACTATCCACAGTAAGTCTTGCAGTTGACAATGTTGATGTTCCGATTCCAACATTACCAGTAGT